TACTTGCATAAATTGGTGCAACGGCTTGTCTGTAAATGTTTTCATTAGTAAGGTTGTCCTTTTTGTAGTCTAGTGCGTTGATTCAAAGGTGTCTGATCTGAAGTGTTGTAGTTGATATTATAACCTAAAATGTGGAAAGGCTTTCCGTCAGGCTGTCTAACACGGAATCGGAAATTCTCCACCAACTTTGTATTCACGTCCCATCGAAGAACAACAATTCTTCCACCTCGTAAGGCGTCTTTACCAATCTGGAAAGGAACTTTTGTAATTGTGTTATCTGCTGGACCAAAGACAGGATCTTCGCTAGTAGTAAAAACAATCTCAGACTTAGAAGGTTTCTGACCGCCTGCTTCATACCAAGTAATATCGTAGTCATATCCCCAATCAAGATAAACTAAATTATCTCCGTAAGAAACCATTTCCATTTCTACACCAAAGACACGGTGCTTATCAGCAGAATCTCCAAAGTTAGTCCAGTTAGATTCCCAAGTGTTTCCACCAAGAGCAATCTCTGTTCCTGTGTAAGTTCTCTCGCCCTGTTCACCAGCCGCAGAAGCCGTTAAACTTTTTCCCCAGTAAGTAGCCCCTGACCAAACTTGTAAGCCAACCAGCGAGCCTACAGCCCCTGTAGTTTCAGGATTTGAAGGGGAGCCACCAAGTCTCCAATCTGGTCTAGTTCCAAAAATAAAGTTACCATTAGGATCGACCTGAATAGTAGTGAAAGACCAAAGATATTCGTCGTCTTTATCATCAGCACCTCTAAATGAGAAAGACTTATTGTAAGTGTGAATTACAATTCCTCTTGTTGGAACTGTCTCTCCCTTTCTAACATAATGAAGCCAGTATTCTTTTTCTTTCTTGGAATAAGCAGCACAGCAGTTTGGTAGAGCTGGAATGTTTATTGCCTGAATAGCCTTACCAACTAAATCAGAAATCTTTACAACAGAGACCTGTGAGCCACCATCTAAACCACCAGTTGCTGCGTAAATGCCGTCTTTGTTCAGAAAGACTACACCAAGACCGGGAACTAAACAAATAGTGTTAGTAGCAGTAGTTCCGACATCTGGCGTTAGTGGTGAAATTGTAAGACCTTGTGGTCCCTGTCTAATAATATCTATTTCTGATTCGCGGAAAACTAGGAGGCTGTTATAATAAGCATAAAGAGCGGTAATGTGCCCGCCTGCTGACGAACCAACATCAAAGTAATTGAAAGTTCCGAACTGCTCTGGTAATCCTGCCTCGCTGTAAATAATTCTTGTTGAATGGTCTGCCCCACCTGCAAGCCACATGCGATTGTTCCAAGCCGCTCCAAACTGATAAGTTGTGGAGATTGCTTCTGAATCAGTTAGTGCCGGTGCTGGTGTAACAAGTGAAGAATCAGGAACAACATCAATAAACGAAGTACAAGAATTATCGTCTATTTGTTTTACAAGATAGTAAGTAGATTCTATGTCGCTAGTGCTATTGCGTAGGTTATTTGTTCTGTAAATTCTACGCGCAACTATGCCTTTTTTACCAGTTGGTACATCAATCAGGAAAACGCCTCGCTTATCTGTGTAAGTCTGATCGTTTTTCCAATCAACAAAAGAGGGCAAGCCTAATGGGGATTCTGAACCTGTGTCGCTTACAAAAGACATTCTGTAAGAAAATCTATTGTTATCTCCGTTGTCTGTGTCGCCTAAACCAATTGGTCTTTGTTCTCCAAACGAAGGTCTTGGGATACCGTCAGTTAGATCGTTAGTGCTTGCGTAGATAGGATTTATATCAATTAGATCTGGTGAAGGCGATGCAATAGTAAAACCAAAGTCTCTAAAACGATTATCGCCATAAAACCAAATCGGCTTATCATAGCCGTTGAGGATTAGTAGTCTATCGCCATAGGGAACATATTGTGTTCCTGGATCTCCGACCTTTCTTATCCTTCTATCTTTGGAAATAATAATAGCATTTCTCCAATAGTTAGAGGGCGTTGGATTACCTTTGTTTCCCCAAAGATAATAAAGTGTTCCGCCCTGCTCTATGAAATGATAAACCTGACCTGTACTTTGTTTAGTCCAAATAAACTGCGAATCTACTTTAGTGTCCCAATAAGGTGTAGCCTGACCGGGCAGAAGAGAATTTCCTCCATAATCATACCAAGGTTCTAAACCTCTATCAGCAAGCCAGCCGTCGCCTGTTGGATCAATTCTAAAATTCTTTATGCTCTCAGCACCACCAGAACTTTCTTTCCAGCGCTGGTCAATACTAGGTGCATCTGCGTATTTTAGGATAGTTCCTTTAATAGCCATTAGTTCCCCCAAGGATAATTAGGTTTTTTATTATGCTCTATTCTATGACATTCTCTGCAAAGCGTTTGACCATTGCCTAAATCATACGCATACTGAGGGAATTTGGCCCTAGGAACGATATGATGAGCTTCCATTTCTTCAGGTAATCCGTCTAAGTGACAGTGCTGACAGATGTAATCGTCTCTTTCTTTTACGCGTCTTGCCCAAGCTATCATTCCTGGCCACTTACGGTTTAGTTCTCCGCTTCCGCCTTGAGCGATAGACATCTTACGACGTGTTTCTTCTGAAGGTGTCTTGCCATAATTTGGATGCTTCTCTCCTTTCTTAGCTTCAGACATTTTACGGCGTGTTTCTTCTGAAGGTGTCTTGCCTTTCTGAGAACACGATATACAGACAGTATTATTTCTAATTGCGCTTTTTAAACCGCTATTACTTTTGTATGTTAGTTCTTTGCCACAATTAGGACATTCTCTTGTATAATTTATCATCCGTTATTCCTTAAGCTGGCGTAATCATAGTAAAAAGATCTTTTGTCACCTAAAACAAATTGTCCACGCTGTATGTTTGAATCGATATGGTCACAATATCTTTTTTCTAGACGCTTAACTTCTCGATCGATGCGCCTCCGATAGTTTTCAGCATTTGCCATAGAACCGGTCTTGTCGTATAGTGTTGCAAGAACGTCGTAAACTATTAACTGGTGGAATTCAAACGGCATTTCTGGAGAATCAGTAGCAAATCCTAAGTGTGAAGGCTTGTAGTAGTACCGAGCAACACCTTCTCGTAGGAAGTCTTGCGGAACCTTGGAATAGTTTTCATCAGCGTCTTGTCTTGTGACTTCTTCATCGAAAGAATCAACACGAGGATAAGGTCTAATGCGGTTGTATTGTCCGTCTTGTTCGATGTAAATTGGATTACCGGGATCAATCTGATTAAAGTTAGCAATAGTAATAGAAGCCGCTGTGTCGGCAGCAACAACAGATTCTAGATAATTACTGCTGTTTCTAATATTACCACCACCGGGATTGTTGAAAGTTCTCCAAACCGGTAGTCCAAGTCTTTCGCCAGTTGCTCTATTAAAATTAGAATTCCAGAAAACAATTTTATCTAAACCTTCAAACTGAGAAGGAGATATATCTTTTGATTGGAAAGCATCTGCTTGGACATCTTGGTTGTCCCAAGTTCTAAATGTAATAGTCAGTGCGTTAAAGCCTTGCCCTGTAAATTCAACTGTTTGTGGTTCTGAAAGGGCACCAACTTTTCCGTCTTGCAAGAAAGCCCAACAAACTTCTAGATAAGTACCGGTTAAGAAGCCATCTTGATTTTCAGAAGGAATAGGATTTAGTTTTGTTTGGTAAGCTTCCGGAACAAATTTAGATGGAGACCAAACATAAGCTTCAGCATAAGAAGCCTTGTAATCCATTCTCAGATTTAGTTCTTCTTCTCTACGAGGCATAAGTCCTGTGAGCTTTCCATAGGGAGGAAATCGACCGGTACCAGCATTGCTGTTGGGAACATCTCTATGCGCTAAAGAAAGCAATTCGATACTATCATGTGGAAGATCATACCAGCGACGTTTAATAATCCAAGTTGTGTCGCTATTAGTTGTTTGACCATGGAATACTTTGTCTAAAAGTATCTCACCATTATTTACAACTTTGGAAATTATGTATTCATAATTCTGAATCTCAATTGGTTGACCTTCAAAGTTTTCTTTTGTAAGTCTGTCCATAGGAGCTGTAAATATAACCTGTCTAGATCCTTTAGTCACAGAAGCACTGATAGAAGCTCCTGGTGTAATAACATCTCTAGTAGGCAACATATCAGGAATAAACTTGAATAAGTATTCCTTAGTAGCGAAGGACCAGCGTTTTAAGGTCCAAATGTTGTAGTAAGAATCATTGATTAGTTCATCCAACTGATCATTGTATTGCTGTAGGTCGGGGCTGTAATCTGTGATATTCTTAATCTTTTCTCTTAAAGCTTTGAGATTAGCCATGTGTCCTCCGTCTTATCATTATATATAGTTGTGATTTTGTTTTTACCAAACAAAAACCCTCCTCCCCTTTTTTAGGAGAGGAGGGCATGACCCGATAGTTAGCGGTTACTTATCAGAAAGCGCCGCGAACGTAGACAGTGAATGTTCCGGGTGCGCCAGCAGTTTCTAGAGCGATTGCGACCTGAGGATCGGTAGCAGCTGCGATGGTGTCGAGGGAACCTGCAGTAGCAGTGTGGGTAAGGACGTCGCCCTGGGTGCATGCAAGAAGATTAGCTTCGCATACGCCGCGAACACATACCTCAACCTTTTCACCGGCACCAGCAGCAGCAAGAGCTACGCCGACGGGGCAAGAAAGTGCGGTATCGGATGCATCACTTGGCTGCACAAATATTGCTTTGTCACCGTCTGCAGTCTGAGCGGCGTCAAGAGAAACCACTTCACCAGCAGCAATAGCGGCTGCAGCGATGAAGGTCTCAACCTGACGTCTATTCATGGTAGGGGTATCAACAGCAACGGGGTTACCGAGGCCGTCTCTCTGCTCTGTCTCTAAGTATTGAATTAGTGTTGATGTAGCCATTTTTTATCTCCTTATAGATTAGGCGTTGATGAGAACACCCTGTCCACCGAGGTGATCGGCAACAAGCTGAACTTTGACGTAAAGCTGAGCAGCACGAGCAGTAGTACCACTGATGTGCTCAAAGGGTGAAACAGCAAAATCACCTTCGCTGTGGAAGATGAGCTTGATGCCGTCGTAGTTGAGCATGTAAGCATCACAGTTACCAGCGACTGAAGAACCGAAGCCCATTTCAGGATCAGCTTCAG